ATTAGCCTGGTTCTCACCAGGCCCCTCAGACAAGGTCAGTGGGCTTTACAAGCCTACCCGTGAACTAAGTTCTCACTTACTTCACCGGTAACCGCTGAACCGAAGCAATAATCAAAGGTTTGGCTAATAACCAACTCTTTGTGTGCTTCGCGTTCTGTTTCGGTTAACCCTTGTAGAAAATCCAGAACTTCCGGGTCAGGGTTTCCAGCTTTCCTCTTTCTTAAGAGTTCGGCTGAAGCCTTAGCCCGGATCTTCCGGCTGTTTGATTTGAGAGTGTAGTTTGACGCCTTAATTGGTGTCAACTTCGCCCTCAGTTCAAAGATTTCTTCAAGAGCTTCAAGATTCCAGACCTTTATTATTGAGTCATTTAAGTATGACCCTCTAGCAAAGATTCTGGGATGCTTCTCAGGTAGGAGTGTTAAACCACTCCTACTGGAGTCTTGTTTCGCACTTGTCAGAGTCCTTAATGCGTTCACTCCTGAAGTATCAACATCTCTGTTGATCTTCCGGAGGAAGTTTCGTAAGGCGTAATCTCGAATTAAGCTATCGAGGTTTTCACCTGAGCCCAATGGCCAAATGTAATCAGAAAGGTTACATTTGACCACGGCCGTGTAATATGGCATACCGTCGAAAGATGATTGCCATATCGGGTCGGGGCTCTCCCCTTCTCTCTTTTGATGAAGGAGATATGAAACTAAAGGAGCTGCAGATGCCCATCCGTGAGGATGTTTATCTTTAGTCCAGTACGCTACTCGGGAAACTGTATCCATGGGGTCATAGCCTCGTTCAACTATAATGTTGATAAGGTCTATGGCTCCGCTCGGTTCAGTAAGCATCGCTCGACATCTTCCGACTGGAAGACCTGTGATTTCAATCACAGTCTCCCTGTGTCGGATGTATCGTCGCTTTGCGAACTCTACCGAGTAACGACCCTGGGTCGACTTATTAGGATTTGTCGATACTCCAAGACTGCCAAGATTACGGATAAAAGCGTCATAGACGCTCTTATCCCCAATCAAGACATCATCTCCGAGTACACGATAATCCCGGAAATATTTAAAACCAACGGTGCTCGCACTATATTCTACAAGTGCATGCATTGTTAATGCAAAGGCTGGCCAAGAGGAATAGAAACCTATTGGTTGACCTACGCTGTAATAAATGTCTCCGTCATCCGTCCGGAATGGACGGTTGGATATAAGTTGTTCCCAAAGTCGGGATAGTTCACCGATCATAGGGTTCAGAACAGCAACAGTTGACTGCCGTGGAAAGCGGTCAGTTGCTGCTGTTATATCTACTGAACCCAACCATTTAGAACCGTTAAGGTTCTTCATGATATATGATCGGGCGTGCGTCTGTGCGAATGTACAGTCTGTCTCCATATGCTTCCTAATTTCCATTAGGTACTTATGGATTGGTGATAAAGCACGTTGAGTCCAGTAATCGCCAATGGCGATTGCCCGACTCTTTCCTGCTTTATCACTGATGACACAAACTTTCGAGACAGCTTTAGTGCTGCTCTTAGGGGAAACCCCTTGCCTTCCAGTTATAATCTCTATAATGAGATCTATAACCGGCTGGCCGTTTGTTTGTTGAAGAACCATAGCCATATTTTGCAATGTGGGTATGTTTTCCTCAAGACTTAGAACAGCCATATCCTCTACAGCAGCTCTTGTTGCTAGACCATTTGGTCCAGCTTTAGAGCTCCTGTGAAGGTCATCCTCGCGTTTTATTTCAATCCGCTTGGATGGGCCGTTCCATTGACTACACCACTCCCCGAATCCTGGAATTTCAACAACACAGCCGTCCCTAAGAGGGTCGGTAATTGTTGTTTTATCCAGGACCGGTGGAAGTGACCAGTTCTCGATATCGTTAAACAGTGTTAACACTGCCTTAACGATGTCGGGATCTCGTGTGAGAATAGCCAAACAGAAGTTATTTCTAACTTTTGGATGGTTATTTGCTCCTGTTGCACAAAATGGTAAAGGTTTACACTCAAGCCCTATTGCTAGGGTCTGAAGGTAAGCTCGGAAGTCCTTAAGTTTAATTAAGGCTCCCTTCTTTCCATGGTGCTTCAGGAGGAAACTCACTAGTCGGATATATTCGACAGATGTTTCAATTGGTATAATTGAAACAGATGAATAAACCTTAACTCGGTCTTTGACCTTGTTGAGTGTCTTATTTATCTGAAGATTTTCTGCCATATTGTTAAACGTGCTCTCTCGCCTTAAAGGCGGTGCCTGCATAGGCCCTGCTTGGGAATACACTGGTAAGTGTATAATGGGTACAGGGACCCTGAGCCTACTGTGAAG